TTCGGTTTTTGGCGGCCGCCCCGGCTCTTACTCACAACTTTACCGCGCCTGGATGTGACTTCCATATTTTCGATTGGCGCAAACCATCTAGCCTGACGTATTTACCAACAATATACGTCATCGTAATAACTACTGTTGACCACAGCAGCAGCGTATTTTGAATAACGTTGCCGAATAAATGTGTATAACGTATTTCCTGGCATGTAATTTCGCCAGTTTCCTGTTTGACAGGCTTGACGAAATACAAATGAATGCAATTTTGGGTTTATTTCTGGTTCCTGAGACAAATTGCCTAGAAACCAATCTAAGCAAAAATTTACTGACCATAACCGGTGCTGCTTTATTATGAGATACATATCAGGCAACCTGTCCTTTATCCATGGAAGTAACTTGCCCTTTGTCTGGGCCAAAATAGTTTTCCCAGCGTTGATGATATTGTTATATGCTCGTTTACTTCCATAACTGCATGGAGCAAATCTTGTTAATGCTCCTTCATGTGTTTGTGTCAGATTCCGAAACTCGCCTTCTTTAAGATTAGCCTCTGTTTCATGCAGTCTATACCCTCGTTCTCTCATTTTCCTGGTTTTTAATTTTCTCAATCTTTTGTTCGCTTCAGCCCTCAGTTTTTTGCTGACAGCAGGAACGTCGTCAGAAGCTAAAGTAGTATTTAGTTCTCTAGTTGCTATGTCCAAGAAATCTCTTTTGCTGCACGGAATACCTGCTTGAGATAGATCCATCATCCTCCTCTCAGGTAAGTATTTTGCTGTGGTATAGGCTATATGCTCTCTGTTTTCTGCCTTCATCACTATTATATCTTCCACCAACGGTGGTATCCCAAAACCCCCTCTTTCGCGTGGTACGTGTACAACCGTCTTGCTTATATTTTTGATAGTGCACCAACGTTCTATAAATGTTTGCATCAGTGATTCTGTGTTCCCGTGTCTCCTTTTTATGGTCTCGACTGTACTATAGAGATTCGTTAATACTACTTCATCCGTCCATGCTTGATTTGACCATGGTTTCCGCTGAGTTATGCCTGGAATTGTCCTCATCACATAACCGTATGCTTTGTCTGTGTATCGCACACGTAGAAATTCGCAGCAAGAACGATGTAGTGAAAATTTTCCTTGTGATGTCTTCATCTCGTTTGATTCCATTATTGCCACAAATAGATACAAAGTGTCCTTCGAATCGCAAAAAAACACACAGTCGTCGCCTTTTATATACATCTGAGGTGCTGTCAGTCCCATATCACGTATGATGTTACATGCAACTTTACTTTGACCTAAATTCCAGCCGTTACCAAAGTAACTGGTAAAGAACCAACCTGATAACACGCCACCATCTACATCCATTACAAATTCTGTTCCATTATCGTAGCCAGATAGCTTTGCGTTTGTGATGCTGAATTTCAACTTCTCAACTAGCTGTCTATCTCTCTCTCGTTCCTCTTCAGGCACTCTCAACCACATCATATTTATCTTTAGTTCTAGCAATGCCATCAGCTCAGTTTTTTGCGGCTGGTGGTCAAACTCTTGAAAATCATAAGGTAGAGCATGTTCGCCACGTTTATTGCGTTCTAAGAAATTCATTATTCTGCTCTTCTCTAGATTGTAAGTTTCATCGTATGCTATCTCGTCCCAGTCATGCTCAAATTCACCAGCTAGGTAATTTACCCAAGTCATCAAAAAATATGTTCCTAAGTCACTAGCCACCGCTATTCTGTTTTTTGTTAGTTCTGACTTCACAACTACTTTATTTATAGGCTTAAAGTCTATTATAGTTGAATATAGCTCTTCTACAGTGTACACAAATAATAAAGTATTTTTTCTGCACTTAATTAACTTCCCGTCAACTTCTATCTTCCCGAAACTGCTACTGCCAGCTGTATCCCACTTTCCAGTTCTTATCCATTCATAAAGAGACATGTAGACAGCATTTGATTCATGCACTGGAAACTTTTTCACTTCTTGCAAGAATAATTCTTCTAGTGGATGCTCTACTCCGCTACTAGCAAGTTTTTTACTTTGTTCTACTACTGAGAAGTTTACGAATGGCGGATTTCTATATCCACACAAACTCTGACATTCAATGTAATTAGTTATCTCAGACCCTAGAATGTCGCTGTTTTTTGCAATTGTTGATATTATCTTTGATGCTTCTATATAATACTCTAGTCCGTACTCAAAACATCCCATATATTCCATGTTTTCGAACCAAGTATCCACTATTAAGTTTGCCCAAAGTATATTCAAACACGATAT